AAGCTATTGTGTGTATATTTGCAACATTTTAATTTATATCTATTTAAACTTTATATATAAAGAAATATATTGGTTTATATATATGTTATATTTTAGATAGATATAAGAGAGGTTATAAATATGCAAGGGTTTGATATAGAAAAAGTTGCGAATGCAATTAAATATTTTAAAAATAGAAATGTTAAGTTCTTAGGCAAAACAAAGCTTATGAAGTTACTTTTTTTTGCTGACAAATTGCATCTTCAACGATTTGGAAAGCCTATTTTTTATGATAAATATTTTAAGTTACCTTATGGTCCAGTGCCAACTTTAACTTTTTTAAAAGTTTTTAATAAGTTCAAATATAAACTTATTTAAGGGTATTATAGTAAAATATATGAATAAAGTCAAGATAAAATACATATTTATGAAATTTTTTATAAAAAAAATCATAAATATGAAAAACTCAACATTATATTTACAAAGAAGTTATTATGTCTTTAGCAGTTTTTATTTTAGATAATTTATCTTTACATTCTTTAAGTTCTATCATTTGTAATAATAAAATTTCGACCATTTTTGGAATTTTTCCACTATTCCAATTAGAAACAGCAGATGGTTGAACATCTAACATCTCCGCCAACTCTTTTTGAGTAATTCCAAGTTCTCTACAAGCTTTTTTAACAATATTCTCTTTAATATCTTTATTTTGAGGCATTTATTAACCTTTTTGCTTTTTTAAAATTATAACAGATTTTAGTTAGCTTTTGCCATCTGCCACCGCACCGCCACCACCGCCCCTTTTATTTTTTTAAATTTTTTATAATCCTAACGGATTTTTACAAAATAGATATAGAAGTTTTTTGTTTTAGTGTGGTATTTGGTTGTTGGGATGGAGTTTTTTTGAAATTAGGCATTTTTTTAAGGCGGTGCAAAGAGATAAGAACATGCATTTTATTTTTTTTGGTTCTTTAGATTTGCGATTTGAGAATTTTTGTAAAAGTATTGGTTTTGTTATTTTGTCCTTTGGCTTTTTCAACCGACGGACAATTAAGAGCAAAATACCTTAAATAGAGCCTTTGCATATTTTGCATGTTGCTACTTGGCAGAAATTTAGCAGTAATTTAAGTAAAAATCTTGCTAAATTGGCAGGTAATTTTTTAAAAAGTGGTAATGGACCAAGTTGGCAGGTATTTTTTTTTGATGGTATGGGGGGGGGTAAATCCCCCAAGCCCCTAAATAGCGTAAGCGGTCGCTATGTTGATGTAGTTAGATTTATAAAATTTTGCATTTTAGGATTGCTCTTTAAAAATTTTGGCTATTTAGTAAAAAATCAAAACAGAAAAAGGGGCGATTTCAATACCAAAATTTATAGTAAAGTGCAGCTGGTGCACTTGAAAAATAAAAAAGCTAAGTGCAGCTGGTGCACTTAACTCAACTATATAATATATATTTAACTACCAGTATATTCTTTTTAAAAGAAAAAAAATAAAAAAAGAAAAGAGAAAAATCGAAAATCAATACCAAAAATCAAAAAACAATAAAACTAAATTTTACTCTTAATTGAAGAATTAGAAGATTAAAAAATATAAAAAATAGTCATAATTAAACAAAAACGCACCAAATTTTAAAAAATAAGGCTTTAGATATACCAAAGTATTAAAAAACTATAAAAAATGAAATTTGAGCTATTTTTTGCATTTTTTTAAATTGCAATTTAAAAGAGATTAAATTTTTAGTCAATTTAGCAGTAAAAATTAACCCTACTCTACCGAAAAAACAAAAAAATACCAAAAGTGTAACTTTTTGTAAAAAAGTATGAAAAATATTTAAAAAAGCTTTCAAATGACGATATTTACAATATTAGAAGATAATTTATTATGAATATTTCAGATATTTTAAATAAGTTTGTATTGATTTTATTATATTTTTATGTTATATTTTCAAAAAAGCTTGAAAAAGAGGAGTAAATTATGAGTTTTTACGAATTAGGAACTGCACTTGAAGAGATTGGTTTAGATGCACCAAAAAAGTTAATAATGATTTTACTTGCTGATAATTGTTGGGCAAATGGTGTATCACATATGAATTTAGAGAGACTTATGGAATTAACTGGAATTGATGAGAGAAGAGAGTTAATGCGTCATATTGATTGGCTTAGTGAACATAATTATCTTATTTTGAAGAATAATTACTTTTTTCTTTATCCGACAAAAAAACACGAAGCGCCTTTAGATGGTGAGTTTCTTGATATGTTTGGTTCTATTGTAGAGTCAAGAAAAGAGAGATTTGGAATTGAAGAATAGGGGGAGAGGATGGCAACCAATTTAGTAAGAAGTGTTTTTGATGAATGCGATGATATGACACCAACACAAAAGTATGTGTTGGTTGCAATTGCAGATTTTGCAGATGCAAAAGGGGTGGCTTTTCCATTTGTAGAGTCTATAGCGAAGAAAACTAAGCTTAGCAAAAGAACGGTAACTAATGCTATTAAGTGGCTTGTTGAGAATGGTTATTTATTAAAGAGCCGCAGAAAAAAGAGCAATGGATTTAGATCGAGTAATGTTTATTTGGTTTATCCAGAAAAGTATAAAAAGTATTTAACTCCAGATAATGAAAATTATGAATATTTTGAGCAGTATATTGAGAATGAGGATATTTGTGAAACAGAGGCTAAAAAAGAGGAAGAGCAGCCAAAAAAAGAGAAGAGAGTTTTAAGTAATAATAAAAAGGCCATAGAGGAGGAGTTTGAGGAGCTTTGGAGTTATTATCCAAGAAGAGAAGCAAAGAAAAAGGCTTTTATGGCGTTTAAGAGATTAAAAAAGAAAGATAGAGAGAAAGTTTTACTTTTAAAAGAGGCTATTGCTCAAAGGTATGAGAATACTCAAAAGCAGTTTATTCCATTACTTGGGACTTTTTTAAATCAAGAGCGGTATGAAGATGAGTATTTTGATGAGTTTTTTGAAGAGGCTGTAAATGAGAATGAAGATAAATATAACTGGGAGTATGAAGAGAGTGTTAAAAGGTTAAATCAAGTTCTTTGGGGAGAGAGAAAAAGAACTTCTTTACATGAAAAAGATTATGAATTGTTAGAAATTATGGGGATGAGTTTAGATGAAGCTATAGAGTATATGGAATTATATACAACCGAAGTGTTTAGAGATTTGGCTAAAGAGTATTTTGAAGAGTATAGAAAAAGGCAGTAAGATGTTTGAAGATAATTTTTTAGTAAGTGTGATTTTTTTGATGAGTGGTGTTGTGATTAGTGGCGTGGTTACTTTGATTGTTAATGGATGTAAAAATAGATTAGAGCAAAGAGAATTGCTCTTAAGAGAGATAAAAGATAGATTAGAAAAGATACAAAGGGTTAAAGATGTTTGAGATAGCTTTTTTAGTGTTCGCTACTATTGTTTTTTTAGGCTTTATGGCAAAAAGAATGATAGAGTCTTTGTTTACAAGTGATAGTGCAATTATAAGCTTAAGAGCCGTGCTTGATGATGTTAGATACATTATCGCATTTATTGGTGCAATTGTGGCGCAGTTGCTTATATATGAAGCACTTGATAAATTTTTTAAGCAGTATGATATGCCGCCAATAATGGCGCTAACAGTTCAAGTTACTATGTTTGTTTTTACTATTGTTTATTCTGCATCGATTAGTGGTGGGATAATACATAGTGAAAGGGCTATTGGTGAAGGCAATTTGACACCAAGAAAGTTTTTAGCATTGCTTATTATTTTGGGGATTTTTATACCGATGGAGTGGAATTCTTTGGTTTTGGGATTAGAGAGAGGATTCAAGACTTTAGAAGAGTATAGAATTGATAAAGTATCTCAAATTAGCAATATAGATAAGATTAGTATCGATAGTAGAGCATCTTTAGTAAGAATTAATCAGAAAAGAATAAAACAAATTGATGAACTTCTATCAGATAAAGAGAATATCTCTTTTGAGCCAGATGATGAGTATAAAAAAATATCAAGAGATTACAATTGGTGTGTTGGTAAGTATAAAAATAAATCAGAACAAATGTGTGCAAGATTGAAGAGTTTACTTAACGCGAAAGAGATTGAGCTTAAAAAAAGAGCTGAAGCTAAACTTATAAAAGAGAGAAATTTTTTAGTTGCGCAAATTAATAAAGCGCTTGAACAAAGAGACAAAAAGATTACACAAGTGAAGCAAGAGCAGCAAGAAAAAACTTTAGAAATTAAAAAACAAACTCTAGAAAATAATGAATTGGCTAGAAAAATTGTAACAGTAATGTTGTTTATTGGTTTTGCAGTTAGTATTCTGCGTTCTATGCTTGGTGATGATGTAGGATCTCTATTTATTGATGAAGAATATGAAGAAGAAATTCAAAAAGAAGAGAAAGTTAACAATAATGAATATAAGCCAATTAAAAAAGTTAGCTTAAGTAAGAAAGAGTTGCAGGAAAAATATGTAGTAGCTGCAATGCAGCAATATGCGCGTAGCGTAGGTTATAGGCCTGATGAGTATGGTCATATATCAAGTCATTCACTTAAATTTCCGCGTGATGATATAGTTAGAATTGCAAAAACATTAGCTGCTGAAGATGGAATATTATTACAGCTTGGTAATTCTACTGCATCTAAACTTATTAACAGTTGGGATGTAAGAGAAGAGGTTGGTGAGTGGATTAAAGAGAATTTAGCTCCGTTTGAGAATAAAGCAGCGTAAGTGAGGTAGAGTATGAGAAAGATAAAAAGATGTCCTTTTTGCACATATTCATTGCCTCAACTTAAAAGAATAACAAAAATTAAAAAAGTTGGTGAGTATAAATATTATGTGCATTGTGGATTGTGTAAAGCAAGAGGTCCAATTAAAGATAGCGAGGATAAAGCTATTGAAGTTTGGAATAATGCTAACAAATTTTAAAATAGAATAGGGCGCCCTACCCTACTAAAGAGAGTAGAAAAATTTTTTTCTTACCGCCGCCTAAGGCGGCGGCGGGGCGGCGAAAAATAAAAATAGGCGGCGAAAAAGCTAAAATCTCCGCCGCCCCTGGGCGGTAGGGGCTTTGCGAGTGATTAATAAAAATATGAAAGGATGAAAAATGAATACTAAAGAGTTTGCACGAAAGTTAGTTGAGAGTGTTGGATTTTCTGTTTTAAATACAAAAGAGGCTGAAAAGGTAATTGATAGAGTTTTTTATATTGCTGCAGAGACTCTTGCAAATGGTGAAGAGGTTAATATTACTGGCTTTGGTAGTTTTAAGATAAAAAAGAGAGAACCAAGAGAGATTACTATGCCACATGGAGGTAAAGCAAAATTAAAGTTTACAAAATGGGTTAAATTTACTCCATCTTATAAATTGAAAAATAGAGTTAATAGTTAAAGGAAAAGTTATGAGTAAAGAGAAACAAATATCTATTGTAGATTTTAGTGATGTTGTTTTAGAAAAAGAGTTTTTACATGGGTTGATGTGTTTTTATGATATGCCAGAAGCAGGTTTAGCGCTTTTGAGTGCTAAAAGAGAATATTTTTTAGATGAGGGTCATAGAGAGTTTTTTGAGTTTTTACAACAGTTTGAAGCTACAAAAAAGAGTATGAAGTTAGAGCTTGTTAGAGCTGAAGTTATGCAACAAAAAGATTCTTTAGAAAAAACTTTTTTATCTATTATTGCAACTGAGCCTATGGTTCAGTTTGCATATGCAGTTGACAAGCTCAAAGAGTGGTATAAAAGAAGAGAGTTGTTTTTACTTAGCAAAAAGATAGAAAATGCATTATTTGAAGGGAATGGTAGTTTAAGTTGTGTTCATATGGTAGAAAACAATTTAGATAAAGTTTTAGCTGAAGATGAGAGTGACACTCCTACATTTTCATATTTAGATGAAATGTATAAAAAAGAGCCACCATCTGGAAAGATAAATACTGGTATCTCTTTTTTAGATCAAAAGGGTGGTATGGAGCTTGGTAGTTTTATTGGTTTACTTGGCGATGAGGATAGCGGTAAAACTACTTTTGGTAGTCAGATTTTGAGAAATGTTACAAAGCAAGGTTTTAAAGTTTTGTTTTTTCCACTTGAGTTTAAATCGAGAAGATTTATTGAACAGAATAGATGGAAGGTTAAGAAGGGATTGTTTAATCCAGAATTGTTTTTGATTGAAGATAGATATACAGACCTTTATGATATTGCTGCAAAGATAAGAGAAGAGGCTTTAAAGGGTGTTAAGGTTGTTTTAATTGATTCGCAAATGGTAATAGATGTTAATGGTAATTTTCCTAATGAGGCAAAAAAAGAGACTGAAAAGTTTAAAGTATTGCAAAGACTTGCAATTAGATTGGAGATAGTTATTATTTTTATATGTCAAAGAAATAATAGTCATAGTGCTGCAAATGTTATTGCTCCTTATGGTTCTACTCATGCGAAGCACTTTTTACATGAGATTTGGTTTATTAAAAAATATAATCTTAAGTTTACTAAAGATGGAGAGGAAGAGAGAAAAGGGCAAAGAGAGTTTTTACGAACTAAATCTAAGATGGGTGGATATTTTAGTAAGCCTATTTTGCTTGATCCTAAAACTTGGGAATTTAGAGGAAGACAGTATGATGAAGATGACCCAAGAAGCACTAAAACTATTGGGAGTGGAAGAAAAAAGAAGAGTGAAGCTATAGAGGTGGTATATGAAAATAGTGATGGTTCAAAAGAGGTAGTAAATATGCCTAAAATTTAAAGGGATTGTATGAATAAAAGATTGGTTGAAAAAGAGATTGTTAAGAGAAAAGCAAGAAATGAGATAATTAGAAGAGCAGAGAATGGCGAAGCTTTGCTTTTGTATATTGAGACAATTTTTAAATATTTTTATAAAAGTGAATTTAGAAGAACTTGGTGGGATGTGATATTAGCAGAAATGCTAATGGATATATACTGGGGTAGAGAAAAGAGACTTATTGTAGAGATGCCACCAAGACATGGAAAAACAGAAAGAATTGTGAGAATGTTTGGCTCTTATGTGCAGGGGTTGGATAGAAGAATAAAGTTGCAGTATGCAACATATAGTGCTACTTTATCAGTATCTACTGCGGTTGATACAAAAGAGATTATGGAGAGTCAAATTTATAAAGAGATTTTTCCAGATGTTGAATTTAGCAGTAAATTTAATGCTAAAGATTATTGGAAACTTAAAGGTGGAGGAGAGTTTTTAGCAACAAGTGTTGGTGGTTCAAATACTGGGATTGGAGCTGATATATTTATTGGTGATGACTTGCTTAAAGCTGCCGATGCTGATAGTAAAGCAAGAAGAGATGAAGCGTATAGATTTTATGAGAGTTCTGGATTGACACGACTTGAGGGTAGAAAAGCTGTTATTTTGATTATGCAAAGATTGCATGAAGATGATGTTGTTGGTAGAGCATTGAGCAAAGGTGGTTTAAAAGAGAATGGAGGTATTTGGAATAGATTATCTTTGCCCGTTATTAATGAGAAAAAAGAGGTTTATAGATATAAGCATATAGAGGTTGTAAGAGAGCCTTTTACTCCATTAGATAGCGGAGCTATGAGTTTAGAGGATATTGAACAGAGAAAAAAAGAGATGGGAAAAGTAGAGTTTAGACGGCAATATATGCAAGATGCTAAAGTTAGTGAGGCTGGTTTTTTTAATAAAGAGGATTTTAGAGAAATTACAGATTTAGAGTTGCCAGAGCAAAATTTATACATAATTATTGACCCAGCAGAGAGTAGGGAAGAAAGTGCTGACGATAGAGGTATTGTAGTAGTTGGTAAAAGTGAAGATGCAGGTAGAGTGGTTACAACAATTGTAATGGATGGCGCAAGGGGTAAGTGGGATGTGTACGAGACTTGCAAACAGATAATTACATTGATGCTTAAATATCCAACTGCTCAAGTTTTTATTGAAGGTGCTGGTGGTGGGATTACTCTTGAGACTGTGCTTAAAAAAGAGATTATGATATATAACGCAAAAGCACAAAGTAAGGGTAAAAAACAGATTTTTAATGGAGTGTTTTTATTTAAGCCAGATAATAAAGTTAGCAAAAATAGCATTATTAAATTGATGGCTGCTCCATTAGAGCAGGGGTATTTGCTTTTTTATGTTGGGATGGATAAGGATTTTAAAGAACAATTAAAAAAAGAGTTATTAGCTTTTAATCCAGAGAGAAAAGATAATGAAGATAATTGCATAGACCCACTTAGTAAAAGCTTTTTTTTAAAAGAGTGTATCCCTAAAAAGCCAAAAGTTGCAAAACCGAAAACAACTATTAAGCGACATAGATTTATGAGAATGAAAACTTGGGGAGGTATATAAATGGCACACGATAAGGATATAAAAATTAAAGCAAGAGCTATTTATGAGTGTGGAAACGAAAAAATATCGTTTGCAAAGGTAGCTGAACAGTTGATGTTACGAGGTGATATTGATGAGATTAGTCGTAAAACTATTGAATATTGGGCTTCTAAGGATAAAAAAAATGGTAATCCTTGGATAAAAGGTAAGTATAAAAGTTTATCTGATGCGATTGAAGCATTACTTCCAAAAGAGGTTACAGAGAATATTCACGAAACGGTAAAGAAAAAGATTGTAGATAGTATGGCAAATGCAGATGCTATTGAGCCTGAAGTTATAGATATGCAAACAAAAGAGATTAGTAAAGAGTTAGTATATCAAACGCTTAGCAAAGCATCTTTAAGCACAAAATTAGCAGAATCTTTATTAAGAGCCGAAAATATAGCAAAGACTATGCTTAATAATATGAGTATTCAAGCTACATTTCATTCTATGCTAACTTCTACAATACAAACTGTTTATGGTAGAAAAGTAGAGATAGCACCGCAGGACCCTAATAGTAGTATTTTAGATGATAAAGAGTTGGCTCAGATGAGCACTGAAGAGTTATTGAAAATTGCAAAAGGGGAATGATATGGCTAAAGGTAAAAGAAAAAGCAAAAGATGGTTTAAGGCAAGAAGGAATTTACCAATTTGGGAGAAGTTTGAAGAGCAACCAGAAAAGAGAGTTACAATATTTGAGTTTAGATTAAGAAAAGAGTTGCTTGATTATATACAAAAATTTAGTAATAGAAAATTGATAACAAGAAGTGCAGTATTAGAGACTATTATAGATAGGTTTTTCTTTTATTACTTTTTAGAGGTAGATAGCAATTTAAATAAGAAACGATTAATTTCTGATGATTTGGTTAAAGCTCCTAAATTTTTAATACATCCAGTTTATATTGAATTGATTGACAAAGAGGCAAAAGAGAAAAATTATAGTCGCTCTTTAGTAATAGACTATATTCTGCAAGAGTATATGAAAAGATACCCAATTTTTTGAATTAATTACCCCCTTTTTTAACACAACAATTATATTAAAATGAAAACAAAATTCTTCAAAGGATATTTTAATGGCAAAAAAAGAAGAAGAGCAAAAAAACAGTGGTGTAAATTTAGCAGAGATACGAAAACAACTTGACAAGCAAAGAGCTAAGTATGAGTTAGAAAAAGAAAATTTTGCTAATTTACGCGATAAGTTAGAAGAGGAGTTTAAAGCAAATTTAAATTCTCTTTTGAGTGATGAAGAAAGAGATATTTTAGATTTAGAAGATGACCCAGTTAAAAAATATGAGGTTTTAGAACAGAAAAGAAAAGAGTTTATTGATGATAAGTTAGAGGCCGCTAAAAAAGAGCTTGAAGCAATGGAAAAATTAATTGATGAGAATGAAGATAAATATAGAGCGTTAGAGATAGAGCAAAAGTTTAGACAAGAGCATCCAGATATTGATGCAGATGGATTTGCAGTTTGGTTAAAAGATGAGATAAGTCCAAGATTAAAAAGAGAGATGCTTGAAGAGGCTGGAGGTGACCAGTTGAAATTTTTAGGCTTGGCAGCACAAAAGTTTTTAGAGTTAAATAGCAAAGAAGAGGCTCAAGAGGCACAATTACCACAAGATTTGCATGATATTGCAGGGGAGAGTGGTAATGTAGATAAAAATTTAGACGATAGTGAAGAAATTGATGTATCAAAAATGTTTAGGAGAGTATAATGGCACAACAAAAAGCTATGGAATTTGTATTAACAGGTAGTAAAGAGAGTAGAAAAGTTGCAGCAGAAATGGTGCAAAGACAGTTACAAAGAGACCCTTTTGCACAATTTATGGGTGCTGGTAACGAAAATTGTGTTATTACAGTTGGTTCATCTGCTAAAGAGGGAAGTAGTTGCACAATTTTCTTAGCAAGTGATTTAACTGGTGATGGGGTAAGAGGTAATCAGAATTTAGATGAGAATGAGGACAAATATATCAATGTCCCATTTACATTTAAAGGTGACTTATTAGCTAATTCGTTTACAGAACCTACTAAAAAGTTATTAAAACATAGCGCTTTAAATAGAGTAAGAAGAGACAATAGAGGTTTATTGACTAAATGGTTTGCTCTTAAAACTATTAAAGAGAAGTTTTATACAATTAGTTATGATCCGACAAACTTAGTTATTGTAAAGCATGATTCAACTGTAGGTAATACAACAAGTGATTTAGAAAAAGGTGATACTTTTAATACTTATGTTTTGGATGAAATGTTAAATAGAGCTGAGAATGGTTGGACAGATGCTAATGGAGTTGAACATCCGCCAATTGAAACTTATTTTATCGAAAAAGAGACTGAACATGATATTGAGCAGTATGGAGAGTTTTATCCTGTTTTTGTTGGTCCAAAATCTTATGCTGCATTGCTTAGAGACCCAAGATTTATTGAAGCGCAAAAAACTCAAGCGTATGCAAAACTTGGCAGTTATGTGAAAGGTTTTGCAGGTGTATATAGAAATGCAGTAATTATTAAAGTTCCAAAAAACTCTAATTTGAAAGCGGGAATTATTAGAAGCGATAGTCCTGACTTTAATGGTGTTAGTGGCAGTTATACAGACTTTGATAAATACAAAGCTGGTGATGGAACTGTTACAGAATTAAACTTTTTAATGGGTGCAGGTGCTTTAGCACTTGCATTTGACGAAGAGCCAGAGTATGGCGAAGATAATACTGTAGATAGTGGTAGAAAAGTTAAGTTTTGGGCTGACCAATTTTTTGGTGCTAAAAAAGTTAGATGGGTTGGTGAAACAAACGAAGAGAAACAATCTATTTATCATGATAAGGATTATGCTGTAATTGTAGCGCCATCTACAATTGAGTAAGGATTATGCAATGAAACAACATATTTATATTACTGGACTTGTTTTGGTTGAGTATATAGGTGAGAAACCTGTTCCTTTAATAGGTAGAGAGTTAAAAGAGAAAGTAACTTTGAATAAAGGTGATATGTTTGTTACTACTCCTACAAAGGCTATGGGCCTTTGTGGAGGGACAAAATATAGATATGTTAAAGGTGTTACTGATATTGCTGCATTTTTAAGTGAATCTCAAAGCAGTGAGAATAGCGAAGAGGATAACAATATTGATAGTAACGATAGTAGTGAAGATTTAGAAAATAGCGAAGAGGATAAAAAAACTACTACCAATTTTATTTTAACAAAAGAGAATATAGTTGATGCAGATATTCAAGCTATTAAAGATTATTTAAAAAGTAAAAAAGTTAAGGTTGGAAATAAAAAAAGAGATGATTTAATTGCTCTTGCTATTCCTTTTTTAGATAATGAAGCTTCTTTATTGGGTGCATAAATGATAAAGGTAGCTGATATTATTTTGGCATCTCGCTCAAGACTTGGTGATATAGATTATAAAAATTTAAGATTTAGCGATGCTGAAATAATAGATGCTATTAATTCTGCTCTTGCACATTTAAGCGAAGAGTTATTATGTTTTGCAAAAATTTGGGTAATTCCTTGTAAAGATGGAGTTAATAGATATGAACTTCCAGATGATTACTTGAGGTTAATATCTGTTAATTTTAATGGAGAGATAATTACTAAAGAAAGAATTATATCGTTAGAAAAAAGAAAAAATTCTAACTTTTTTTTGCATAGTAAAGTTGGCGTTGGTTTAGATATGCAAACTATACATATTTTTAATACAAAGATAAAAAGTAGTGATGAGATTGAAATATATTACAACTATTATGAAACTATAGATAACAAGGATGATGATATTAAATTTCCTTTAATTGGAAAAGAAGCAATAGTATATTTTGTTTTGTCTTTATTGTATCAAAGTCCTGTTAGAGTAAATGGATTAGATAGGGCTAATTATTATAGAAGTTTGTATGAGATAGAGTTAAAGAAATTGCGTTCAAGAGTTAATAAAGATAGACAGAGTAGATTTATTTTATCAGACTATATAAGGGTTTAAAATGGATGTTAAAGATTTTATGCAAAGAGTTAATGATATTAGCAAAGAGCTTTTAAAAAATCCTATTGTGGTTGATGCAAAAGAGTCTGATTTAGATAAATATATGCAAAATATTTCACTTGGTATATTGCAAATTGCAGTAGATATTGCTAAAACTGCTAATGCTGCAATACATATGGAAGAGAAAGCTAAATATGATGCACAAAAATCTAAGGTAGATATATTATCAACAAAAGCCCAAGTTCGAAAACAGTATGGAATAAATATTAAAGAAGATGGAACGATTGAAGATAAGAAAGATGGGTTAATTGATGTTCAAACTAAAGGCTTTATAAAAGATCAATTTTATAAGATTGCTAATATTATACAGCAAGAGAATCAAATGCTGGTTCAAAATGATTTGTTAATTCATGATTGGCAGGTAGATGCTTATAAGATGGCTATTGAGGCTATGAGTGATGGAAAAATAGATTTTAAAGTTACTGGTAGTGGAAGCAGTAAACAGACTACTGTTAGATGGCGACCTGATGCAACAGAGCCTAATGGTTTATGAGTAAAATTAATATAAAATATTTTGATTATCGCTTTAATACAACTCAAAACTTAAAAAGCAATTTTTTATCTAATAGATTATCTCAAAATCGTTGGGGTAAAAAATTTGCAAAATTATATAAAAGACACTGGAGTGATTATTCTAATAATAGTGATATAGTTGGTAGATATAATTTTACTGAAGGTATGTATTATAGCGTAGAGAATAGATATGCTACTTGGCAAGATAGGTTAGATAAAGCTACTAATTTAAGAAATCTTATACGAGAGAATGTAAAAGTTAAAGATAATGATGTTTGGTCAATGGAGCCAATTTTAAAAAGTAGTTATATTGTTGCATTGATAGATAGCTATCCTACTAATAATTATAGTGGTATTTATAAGATTAAGCTTGATGGATTGAAGTTTAGTTTATCTATTTACAATGGAGAGAGTAGGGCTATCTCTTGGTTTTATATAACTGGTAGCAGTTTTGATATAAATTGTATATTAGAACCATTAAAAGATAATGCTTATGCTTTGTATTTAAAAGATGAAAATGGCAATAACTATGGGCATATAGAAGGATTAAAGCCAGGAACAAATTATTTAAATATATTAAATTTATATGGAATTGAAAAAAGAGATGATGATAGATTTGATAATTTGCAAGATAGTAAATTTGAATCTTTTTGGCAAGATTTACAAGAACATATAAAGATTATGTTAAATCGACGCATAAATCCTAAAAGAAGTGAAAAAAAAGCTATTGTTATTGGATTTGCTCAATTTCTTAATTGGCTTGATGGATATATTAGCAATTTACAAAAAGGTGTTGCAATATCAAGTGGTGCAAACAGTAGAGCTCAAGATGATTTTGAATTAATTAAACATTTAGGATTAGCAGATAGTTTAAATTCTCAAATCGAAAATCCTGCTGATATAGATAAAATATATTTTAAGTTAGAAAAATATGTAAGTAGTGGTAGTAATTGGTGGGAAAATAGTGAATTTGATGAAATTAGGGATCATTTTAAAGACTTTTATAAATATTGTGAATTTATTCCTAATGCAAATAATTTTAATAATAGTGATAGCTCTGGACATATAAGAGTCAAGAAAGAAGCTTTTGAGCTTTCTGGTTATAAAATTTATTGGATTGTAAAAACTTTTTTAGATGTAGATGTAGAAGAGGATAGTGATTTTTTTGATTTTTTATTTAGTCTTTTTATGTTAGGGGTTAGTATATTTTTAACTGTTATGACCGATAATCCTGCATGGCTTAAAGCTTTGCTTGTTACTACTGAAGTGCTTAATTTTGCTGGTGTGTTAGATCCAGAACTTGGATTAATTATAACTGCTATAACATTTGTCTATGGCAATATAAATACAGATTTTAGCTCTATGAGTGGAATGGAAGTTTTTAAATGGGCAGTTGATAATGTAAATATCGTAGGTAAAATGTTGGCACAATTTAATGCAATTAATAAAAATAGAGATAGTGATTTTAAAGATTTAGCTACTAAACAAAATGAGACAATTGACTTTTTATATACTAAAGCTTATAGTCAATATGACAGCTTTTATAACTCTTTATATGATTACGACAATCTTATTTTTGGAATTAAAAATTATTAAAATATTTAGCTCTTAACAATACTACCCTTTTTAAACATAATTCTTATTAATAGAATAAGTGCATTCTATGGTAAGGCTTTAGGATGAGTTTTTTTGAGTTTTGTATTGAATCGTTTATTGGTATTTTTTTGTTTTTATTTTTGATTCTTTTAGGATTTAGTTATTTAATAGCTCTATTGATTGTGTATATAACTGTTTTTGTTAAAGAGATGATAAGAGTTTTTATAAAAAAAGATAAATTTTCTTTTTTACGGGTAATTGTTGCTATCTTAATACCTACACTTACATCTATTTTATGGAGACTATTTTATGCATGAGCAGATGGAATATGCGCTATTTGCGAAAGTAGTATATAACTTATTAGCAACAAGTCTTAGTGCTTTTATGGTCTATTTGGGTATAGATAGCGAAGTATTTACAATTTTTGGATTTTTAATTTTGATAGATTTTGTTACTGGCGTGTATAAGGCTAAAACTATAGGTGAGCATATTAGTTCGCATAGGGCTAAATATGGAATTATTAGTAAATTAAGTTTAGTGTTTGTTCCTCTTGTTTTGGCTCTTGGTGCTAAAGCTTTAGGGCAGGATAGTAAAAATTTATTATTTGTAGGGCTTAATTTGTTGGTAATTAGTGAAGTATATAGCATTATTGGCAATATCTATACAATTAGGACAACTAAAGAGTTGCCAGAATGGGATGTTATTGCTTTAATAGGCAAAAGAATAAGAAATATGTTTGATAATAAAAAGGAAAGCTAAATGTATAAAATATTTTTTAAATTAGCTTTTTTAACGCTTATTGTAGGTTATTTATATATGCAGCATTTAACAATTGAAAATTTAAAAAATAGAAACAATAGTCTAATCGCAAGATTGCAAAGTTTAGAGATTGAGTGCAAAAACAGAGATATTGCAAATAGTGCAATAGGTCAGATTAAAGAGATAGAAGGAAGTTATAATGAAAATATTAACTTTGATAATAATGATAGTAACAACACTTATGATAAATGGGTGTGGTAGTAATAATTTAAAGCTTGTTAATCCAAAATATAAAGCTATAAAGCCTAAGCTTAAGCAATATAAAGAATGTGAAATTGAAGCAAAAATTTTAAACAATAGAGTTTATATGAGTCTTGATAGTTATAAGTGTTGGAGAATAAATTCTAAACGCTGCAGATATAACAATAGAGTTTTAAAAATTGCTAATGAAGCTATGTATAAGCAGATAGTAGGTGATAAAAATGCAAGTAACAATTAGAGATGCTAATGGCAAAAAATTGAGCATAAAAGATAAAGATAAAATTATTAGAGCTTTTTTAAATGAAAAGACTAAAGATATACAACTTAATAGTAGGGTTGTTAATTTAGATACTGAAATAGATGCAAATGGTAATTATTTAATTGTAGTTAAAACTATCAAAGGGAATTCTAAATGTTTAGTGTAGTTAATCAGTATGGAAAATATTTAGATGGAAAAGTTAGAGATATGATTATAGATGCATATAGAAAAGATAAAACATTTTTGTTTATTGATGGTTACAGGGTTGATATTATAGGAAGTGTGAGCGATGAAAAAGGTAATGTTTTAATTAAGGTTTGTTATGAAGAGAATTGAGACTGTTTTTGATGTTAGAAGTAGAGAAGATGTTAAAAATATTCATATGAAACATAGAATAATTAATAACTTTTATAGTGGTATTAAATGTTTTAATACAGAGGTGTTTAGAGTAAAAATGAGAGATATTATCAATGGAGTTTTATATGTAGATATAGAGCGTCATATTGATAGATTGGAGCGACGACATGGTAAATAGAGATTTTATAAATTATGTAGTAGCTAAAACTTTTAAATTTTATGATAAAAACTTTGTAAATGAGTTAGCAAGATTGTTAATTTTATATGGAAGTGATTTTAAAATTGATACACCTAATAGATTGGCTCTATTTTTGGCTAATGTTAAAGCAGAAATTTCTATTAATAAAATTACACGCAAAGTTAGAATGCGTGAAAAGATGAATTATAGTGCAAAAAGATTAATGAAAGTTTTTAAAGTTTTTAGGCATAACAAAGATTTAGCGTATAAATATGGATTTACATTTACACATAAAGCAAATGAAGTAATGATTGCAAATATTGCTTATGCCAATAGACTTGGCAATGGTGATATAGATAGTGGAGATGGCTATAGATATAGAGGTGCTGGTATATTGCAAACTACTGGCAAAAAAGAGATATTAGCAGATTTAAAATTGATAGAAAAAAAGATAGGTATAAAATTAATAGATAAAAATGGTAATGTTTATGATGGTATATTAGATAGTTATTTTGGAGGTATTTTACTTGGTTTTGCTTATTGGTATAGAAATAAAATGTATGAAGCTAAAAATATAGATGAAACAGTAGATATATTAAATTATTATACAGATAGCAGAAAAAAAAGAAAAAAGTTTTATACAAAGATTAGTAAAACTATTATGGATTTTAAAAAGCAGAATGTAGTTGCTTAAAAATAATACTACCCTTTTTTGGTCTTTTTGCTATTTATATAATGTAATAAACTTTTATAAAAGGTTTATTACATGGATGAAAATAGAGATTTTTTAAATATAGATATTCCACCTTTGATTAGTGCAATTCCTAATAGTGTCAAGATAGATACTCCAAATATTAACTTAGATAACAATCTCTTTTCTGGTTTAAATATTGATTTAAAAGGATTAGGAACATTAGCAAGTGTTATTGGTTCTATTTGGGGGGCAATAGATGAAAGAAATTATAAAGATAAAATATTAAAAATGGAAAAAGAGAGAATCGCAAGAGATAGAGCAAGGCAAGATAAGTTTGAAAAACATAATAATGCGGTGATGAGTTAATGAGTGTAAAAGTAGTAGTAAAAAGTTCTTTGAACAAAGGTAAACAATTAAAAATTGCAAAATGTGATAGATATTTAAATAAGATTGATAGTGAAATATCTATTACTGTTGGAGATAATGGAACTTTTGAGCTGTTTTTAGAGCCAAATAGCAATAGTGATTGTTATGTAGCTTTTGAAAATGATATAAAAAAACCTTTTTGGATTTATGAAGATTTTGAAGGGAAAGAACAAAATATAGATTTAACAAAAGAGATTTTGCAAAGAGAAAAATTAGATACTTATTTAGAAAGCAATGAGAGTGTGTTTATAGCTAATGCAAAAAGAGTAATTAATAAAGTTGTATGTGATTATCCAATTGTAAGCAAAGAAGAGAATAGATTGTTGTGTAGATATGATAAATTTTATCAAGGTGTTACAGATAATAAAATGTGTAAATTAGATAAAGGTTTATCAAATGGGTAAAGATTGCAAAAATGGTAGCTTTGTTTCTAGCATTAAGAGCATAAACAGCAACATTGAGGACATTATAAATATATTAGACAGTATTGACAGAATCGACAAAATTAAAAAAAATATAGATA